ATCAACCGTCGTGAGCGACACCACCGCAATAGGTGGGCTGACCTGATCCGGGATAGTTTCGGCAACGCGTAGCCCGCGAATCGTGGCAAGGTTCTTTCCCAACCCGGCACGAATGAGCGCAATGCTCATGCGATGCTCACCTTCTGGTAAGGCGCAAGCAACGCCTGAATGTCTGAGTCAATACGGCTCACCCGGATTGCCCCCAAGTCGCCCATGCCGACAACACCCAACGGTGAGTCAAAACGCTTGAAAAGGCGTTGCGCCAAAATGACACACGCCATGCGAACATCAACCGGGATAGCCGACCAACCAAACGAGCCGACAACCTGAACAGTCACATTGCGCATAATCGGGAAAGTGTAATTACCAATCGCACGAATCCGCGTGTAAGGCTGTGTCAAACCGCCCACAATGCCGTTGGTCGGTTCCAGCTGGTAGTCCGCCGCGCCCCAAGTTGTATCCCACGCGGTTTGCGCCGTTGTCTTGAGAGTGGTCAACGAAACCAAATCGTCAATCTCCAACAAGAAATTGTCATCCGCCCGATAGGTGCGCGTCGCCGTAGTCGGATAAAACACCCGCTGGCAATAAGAATCAATCTCGCGCGATGCCGCCTCGATGCTCATTTCAATGAGGCTATCGTCTACCGCGTCAGTGATCCGAAGCGCGTCTTTCACCTGCTGAAGCGTCGCATAGCCATTACTAATCATGAGGCTATTTTAGGCGTGCCTTGAGTGCTGTGGTGCTTATCCCCGCGGTGTACGGCAAAAAGACTAAGGCAATGTCACGCCGTTCCAAATACTCGCGCGTTAGCCCCGTCTGTGCCAAATAGTCTTTCCCAACCCAATCGGAACCGACCACCAGCAAATCCGGTTTCACCTCATCAATCAACACTTTGCAATCCTCATTGCCCTTATTAATTAGCACATCATCAACCCACCGGATTGCCCGCAACATTTCAAGGCGTTCCACCAGCGACATCACCGGGTAACTGCCCTTATAGCGTTTTATGAAATCGTCAGTGTTCACACCAACCGAAACATGAGCGCGATCCCCACCCAACTCCACACAGCGTTCAAGCAAAGCGACATGACCCGGATGCAACAAATCAAAAGTGCCAATCGTGAGAACCCTCATCGCCAAGTGCCTTTCCATTTTCTAAAGTAAGCATTTTCTAAAACTAGGTTTTCGCGCCCAAACCGTTCCCGTTGCACACCCTCAGAATCACGCAACTCAGGGAACAACACCGGCACGCCGCCAGCCCGGTCAGAATAGTCACGAGTCCACATGATTTCGTTAGCAATCGAACTCATCTTGTCGGCAACAACAGGCCAACCAATCATCTTGTCCAGCGTCTTGCGCTCATACACGCCCATATAAGAACCGTAAACGCTTGGGTCACCTAGCAGGGCAACCGAGCCGGGAAACTCTGCCAGTCTGCCCCAAAAGCCCTTAGACAACACCTCAGCCGAGTCTTGCAAAAAAAGCCAACGGTCAAGTGTCGTATTCTCATAAACCCATTGCAGTTTGCCCAGCTCAAAACCGCCCTCGAGGGAAATGACCAAAGCGTCAGCACCGTCAAGACTTGCCAAACACTGTGCAACCCAATGCTCACGCCCCGGCGCGGTTGCAATGACCGTTGTCAATCCCATGACAGCTCACGGCGCAAAATCAAATCCCACTCGCCACCAGTCATCACCTGATTTGCCTCACGCGCCCGATGCGTCTCACTGTTGACTTTGAAGCTCTTGTGATTCTGAATGTCAAAACCTGACTTCAGTGTTGATGAGTTGTCGTGATCCACGAGCGCGTTCACCATCTCCATGTCAAAGCCCTGAGCCATTGCGCGCCGTTCCATGTCGTTATCTTCAAAATACGCTGGATGAAACAGCTCAGAAAACAGCCCAACCTTTTTGACAACATCCTCACCAATAGCGAACGCCGCCCACTTAGGTTGCACCGCAAAAAACTGCAACGCATCACTTCTGAGACTGTTAGCCATCGTCTCGAGCGCGCCCGGCCTAAAAACAATGTCATCATTCACAATCACCCAAGACGGCGCAAACGGCGAACACTTCACAATCAGATTCCACGAACCAGCCACACCAAGATTCTGAGGCAACCGGATATGGTGCAACCGTTCCACCAGCGCGGGCTTGGTCGGTTCCCACCCATCAGGCTTGTTATCCACCACAATCAAATCTTGCACCGGATAGTCAATGCTCGACAACATTCGGTCACACAAATCGTGCCTGGTCAAAGTTGGCACACCAATCAACGGAATCATGCAAAATACCCTTTCAAAAACGGTAGCCACTTCTCAGCAAAAACTAGGTCAGCGTCAAACTGTTGAGCAAACTCGCGTGCCGTCTCAGAGTGACCGCCACCCTGCTCATACGCCATTTGCAACGCCGTGAAAACGGATTGGATCAACGGCACTTGTGAAACCGCCTTCATCTGCTCATTCCACCACGGTTGACCCTCAACCAGCCACGAATCTTCCGAAGCCAAATCTGGTGATGCCGCCCACGATGAGGTGATAACCCTTGTGCCACAGGCTTGCGCCTCGAGCGCAGTCAAACCGAAACCCTCACCCATGCTCGGGTGCAACAAAACATCAAACGCCGAATACAGTGCCGCCATGTCGCGGTCATCGTACCCAAGACGGTGTTGCACCGGATCGGGAAAAATAATTTTGCCCGGCTCAATGTTGTACGCCTTCGCCAGCATAGGCAAAGTGAAACCGCCCATGATTGCGCCCGGTTCCGCATGAACATACAACACCGCGTCATCATGGATTTTGCTGAACAAAGAGAACGCTGCAAACGACTCACTGAAACTCTTACGATGCACCATCCCGTTCGCTTTGTTCGCGCTCACCATGCCGACCAGGAACACATCTTGCCGGTTGCCTAAAATGTATTCGCGCCCCGTCATGTCCACAAGGTTCATGCGCTCAGTTGGTTTGTAAGTGTGCAAGTCAATGGCGTGCGGAATGTAAACAGACTCAATGCCTGCCTGCTCAAGCTGGCGTTGCCCGTGCGGGGCCATCGTCACGGCGGTCACATTGTCGCGGCGCAAAAACTGTGCAACCGCTGGTGGCAACGAAACATGATCGAGCGGAACCCAACTGATGATTGGGATGGGTTGCCCATCAACCTTGAACGAGTCGGCCAACTGCTCATAAACCCAAACATCATACAAAGTCATCAACGCCGTTTTGGTGCTGGTGCTTTTGTCGAAGTGTGAGAACCATTGTGGGATAACATCCGCCGAGTATGGGTGGAAGCCTTTTGGGTAGTGCGGGATATGGTGTTTGCCAACTTTGACTGTTTCAATGTTGCCCTCGAGTCCGTAGTTGGAGAAGCTGGCAACTTTCATGCCGTGGCGTAGACAGCGTTCCAAAAACTGTGCGCCTTGTGTGCCGTAGCCGGTTGGCAGTCCCGGCGAGTTTGATGCCAGCGCGAGTGCGCCGTTTACTTTTTCGTATTCCTTACCCATGACTCAAGCCTACACAAAAGAAAAACCCCCACCTTGTTAGGTGAGGGACTTCTTTAGGGCTTGTTATGCGTTTACGAGCAAGCCTTCTTCAGTCATCATCTGGCGGATTGCTTCATCAGCGAACTCTCCAAAGTATTTCCGCTGACTTCCGATTGCCGACTCAAACTCAACGAGTGAAGCGTTTGGGCCTACATAAGCCAAAAGCCCAATGCAGTTGTCATCGCTCATCACATAGAACCATTTTGCGCGCTTTTCGATTGCGACGAGTTCTACGGTGACTGTTTCGGTAATGTTCATTTTGTTTCCCTTCCGAGGATTTGTTTTGCTTACAAGATGAATCTAGCACAGTTTGTATTACAAATAGCAACTTATTTGCAAAGATTTTTTTATTTTTAGGCAAAGAAAATCCCCCACCCAAACGGGCAGGGGACTCTCTTACGCCACTTAGGAAGTGGTGAGGTACTTCACAGCACCGCTGGACTTGAGTCCAGCAGCGAAACGCAGGCTGGTACGGTACGCCGTCACATCCTGGTTGAAGTAAGCGTCAGTGCTCGTAGCAACATCAACCGGCGTGTGCGTGATCGCAACAGCCTTGAAGTCACCAAACAGAACCGACTTGACACCCGAACCAACAGCCGACATCGAAGGGTTCTCGTAAACCGGGAAACCAGCGAAGGTGTCAGGAACACCCTGACCGACCGTGTACAGGTAATTTCCTGCCGAGTCTTTCAATTTGCGAATGGCGCCGAGGGTACTGCCAGCTGCCATGTATCCAGCGTTCGGGCGGTAACCGCCGTCAATGCTGTATGCAAGGTCAATCAGTGCGTCACCCGTGAGAACAGCCGAACCGGATGCAACACCCGAACCTGCTGCGCCAACAACCGTTGAGGTTGCAGTTCCGTTGATGTAGGTTCCGATAGCGTTACCTGCCTGCTCAGCAATCGCGCCAACAATGTCAAAGCCAGCGTCAGCAATGAGCTCGTTGGTGATGAGCGAAAGGAACGCACCCTTGACAGGCGAAAGCAGGATCGAGCTGAAGGTTGGCTCAGACTGTGCGATAGCAGAACCGGCGGTGGTAGCCGTTGCGGTGCTGTAAGCAGTCATAACCGGCAGGCGCAGGTCGTTGCCCGAGTTGCGAACAATCACATCAGCAACATCAAGGAACGGCCCAACCTTGCGGGCAATCATCCAGAGACGGTTGTAGAAATCAACCGGCACAGTGTCAGTCGAGTTGACAAGCGTTGCACGCTTCTCGAACAGGTGCGAACGAATCTCACCCGTAGCCATAGCGCGGAAAATGTCAGCCTCAGAACGAGCCTCAACAATCTGAGGAACGAACGAACCGGCAGCCTGCTCAGCCTCAGCGCGGCGAACCTCAGTGCGCTCAGCAACAGCAATCGAACGCTGTGCATCGTCAATAGCCGACTCGATGCGGTCAATGGTTTGGTTTTCTTCAGCGGTCAGGCCACGCTTCTCAGCCTCAGCACCATCAATGATGGAACGGATCTGGTGAACAGGTTTGCCTTGACCTCTGACTGTGACTTGATGAACTCACTCATCATAAACTCCAATCAAAAAGGTTATAAGGGAAGTGGCCGAGCTGACTCTGAACCGTGACCGCGCTAACGCTGAATCACTAAAAGGATACGCGGTAAGCGTTTAGCGGATAACTAAACACGCGCAAAAAAGCAAAACGCCCGGAATCCAGCACCCCGAGCGTCTTGCCTACACAGATTACCTAGAAACGCTCGAGAAGGTCAAGCTTCTTCTTCTTCAACGCCAACAAATCCAAGTCACCCACAACCTCGTCAGCCTCAGCCTCGGGCGCAAGACGGTCAAGAACCTTCTCAACCAGTGCGCGATCCGCCGCCGTCAACGACTCAGCACCAGCCTCAATGCGTGTCAACACATCTTGTAGCGCGTCAGCATCAACCTCAGCGCGCTGCGCCAGCTTGTCAAGTGCTCGAACGCTCACAGTGCCACCAGTAGCGGAATACGCGGGCCACGCGACAACAGAGACTTCGTGCAGACGCACAGACTTTAGCGTGCGAGTGTTCCCGTCACTTGACCAAGAATCACCGCCAGACGGGACTGAGAACCCGAACGACATCGCGTCAACAATCCCTTTGCTAATCAGTTCTCGAGCGTCACGCCCGGCGGTGGTATCAGGAAGCACAGCGGTGACCTTCAAACCGCGCTCATCCTCAACAAGTGACAGCGTGCCGGAACGAGTCGAAGCCAACACCGCGCCACTGTCATGATTCCAAAGCATCTTCACATCGTTACGAGACTTCAGTGAACGAGTAAACGCGCCACGCTTGATGACCTCAGTGAACGGCAACGGCTCAGAAGGCGAATCAAACAATGCGGCATAACCACTAAAAGTGTTGCCGTCACCCTCAGCACGCAACTCAATCGTGGTGGTAAACTCGCGCGTCTCAACTTTACTCATGCCGGAAAGTTTACCCGCCCGATAGCTCGATTCCATCGGCTCGCCCTCAGTGTCATCAGACTCATCCTCAACAAAAGGCACATCACCAGGCGCAATCGCAGTGATGCCTAACCCCTGATACGCCTCACGCGCGTCAGCATCATTCTCAACCGCAACCATCACATTGTAAGTTTCGAGCAATGTTTCAGCGGTAAGTTTCTTGAACTCAGTTGAATCGGTATCGGCATCGGGTTTCATAATCAACTGGTCATAATCAATGTCTAAAATTTCAAGCTCAGAAACGGTAGCCTCGCGCTCAGACTCTAGGCGAGCCGTCACAATGATTATTTCGGTATCGTCAAAACTCTCGAGGTAGTCATAAACCATTTCATTACGATCGCCATCGAAAGTGATTAGCGTGCCGTCAATGTCTGCAATAACAGCCTGTGCCATTACTTCACCACCAAAATTCGCAAGTTACAGCCGGTCTGCGAGGTAATTGCATACAGCTCATCGCCTGGCAACAACTGCACAACGCCAGTAGCCGTAGCGACAGCGTGCATGCCGTTATCAACGGTCACATCTGAGCCGCCAACAAAAATCTCTTTACTGGCCGCATGCTCATGATTATGAACGCAAACATGTTGCACCGATGTGCTTGCGCCAACAACCAAAGTGCGAACATTCTGCACCAGGTCGAAACCGTAAGTCTTTACAGCCATTAGTAAACCGTGCCTGGTGCTGTCGGGTCAATCTGTGCAACAGGTTGCAGCTGAGTCGAAGG